AGAAAAGGAGCCGTACATCAAGGTTCAAAAAAAGGTGTTCGTGAATTCACTGTTACTATTCGCATGAGAGAAACTAACATAGATGACTTGAATGCAAAGATACGAACTGTTGCTAGTTGGCTAGATCAGGAAGAAGCAAAGCAATTCGAATTAGAAAAAGAACCTGGTCTTTACTATATGGCATTCCTTTCAGGCGATACAAAGCTTGATGAAATAGGGAGTGTAGGTAAAGGAACACTAACGTTTATATGTCCAGACCCAGACGCTTTTAATAAGGTTGAGACGCTTGTTCCATTGATTAGCGAAGTAAATCAAATTAGCGTAGAAGGTACTGCTCCAACGTTTCCGGTATTAAAATTCACCATGAAACAGGATGTTACCTTTTTGTCTTATATGGGTGAAAATGAAAAAGATGCGGTTGTGCTTGGTAGATCCGTAGAGGTTGATACCCAAACGGCTGCACCAAGGGAACAATTGATTTTTGATGATGATATGCAATCACTCACTGGCTTTGGCTGGTCAACTGGTGGAGTCATTGTCGATGGAGGTATTGCGACAGGAACGATGATAGCTACAAATCAGACCTTCACATATTCGGATATTGGCACAGGCGATAAATGGCATGGGCCAGCAATCAAAAAAGGGTTGAGCGAAACTTTATCAGACTGGAAGGTAGAGTGCTGGATGAAGTTCGATTTGACGAAAGACCCTAAGATGATCGGCAGGCTTGAGGTTTACCTCCTTTCGGTGAACGGCGAGGTAATCGCTAAGTTTGCTCTAAAGGATATGTATAAAGACACGGCTAATACTGTGGTCGAGTTCAGGGCTGGTGACTTAAATGATGGTCAATACATCATTAAGTCGTGGGGTTCAAAGCGTGGCGTTTACAATGACTTTTGGGGTTTAATCTCGCTTAAACAAGTGGGTAGAGCTTATGAGTGTTACATCACTAAAATAGTGAATGGAAAGCATACAACACGCATGTTCAAGCGTTATTATGACGTTAAGGATAAATACCATACAAAAAATTTAGCACAGATTCAATTGCATTTAGCTGGTACTGGAACCAGCCCTATTGCATCCAATGACCGTATTAACTTCGACAGAATTAAAGTTTGGAAGATTAATACGTTAAATGAAGAGACAGAGGTTCCTATCATTGCTAGAGCTGGAGACGTTGTGACGGTTGACCACTACACAAAAGAAATACTGGTAAATGGTGAACCAAGAAAAGACATATTAGACCCGATTAGCAAACTATTTCCGATTGAAGGGGATTCAGCTATTACTCTATATCCTTCTGATGTAGCTGACGTTGAGCTTTCTTACAGAAGTAGGTGGAAGTAATGTATATTTTGGATAATCACGATACTATTATTGGAGAATTAGAGAATGACGGTAGTGCTGCAGCATCTTATTGGGAGGATGAAATTGAGGAAAAGCTCAATGATGCGTACCTTACTTTAACCTTCAAAATGGATGCGAACCACGAAACGGCAGCATTGATTGAATCGAAAGTGAAAATTGTTGCTCCAGACGAGGACGGCAATCTTATTATGTTTCAAGTTGAGGAATGTAAAGATGTGACTGCACAAGACGGTACTCATACAAAGGAAGTGTACGCAGAACATGTTGCGCTTGAATTGTTGGGTAAAGTGATCAGACCGCAGACTTTTAGCGGATTTACTGCAGAACAATATTTTTCATCCATTCTTGAAAATACGCCTTGGCAACTTGGAATTGTTGAATGGTCAGGAACTGGTGACGTAGTGTTTGACGATTATACAAACGCCATCGATGCCATTCTAAAAGGTAGAGAGGTATTTGGTGGTGAACTTCGTTACCGTGTTTATTTCAACGGTCCACAGCTTGCAGGAAGGTATATAGATTTAGTTGAAAAACGTGGTGAAAATAGAGGCAGTCAAATAACATATGGTGAAAACATGTCCAGTTTGACTAGAACGGAGAGCGGTAGAGAGATTTATACGGCTCTTATTGGTGTTGCTAGGAGTTCTAATAGTGAAGGGGGATACTTAACCTTTGCTGATATAGAAGCTGATGACAAGCCTCTAGGACAGGATTGGATAGGGGACGATGATGCGCTTCAACGTTATGGAATTAAACTTCCGAACGGAGATTTGGCGCATTATTTTGGTGTTTTCACATATGACGGTGATGAGGAATTAACGCCTAAATTGCTACTGGATAAGACTAGGGAAGCTCTCAAAACGAAGAGTAAACCAGCTTATACCTATGAAACTACTGCAGAAAAGCTTGAGCAGATGACAGGTATAGATGCTAATGAGTTTCGTTTGGGTGACACAATAACCGTACAAAATCTTGATTTAGAGCCTCCTTTATTGCTGGAAGCTCGTATTATCGAGTCAAAAGGTCCTGTTGAGAATAAAAGAGACCGTGATTTTGTAATTGGTGAGTACTCAGACATTTATAGCCAGCACCAGTATTCCATTCTAAAGAAATTGCGTAATACGTATTTACGTGAGTCTGCAAAGTGGGCAACTACAGGGGCAAGGGTGATCCGTAGCAATGTAGCTCCTACAGACCCAGATTCTATTTGGATTGATACATCTGGAGATATAGACATTGTTAAAACCCTAGACCCAGAGACAGGAATGTGGGTTAAGGCTGCACCTACATTAGCAGATGAAATTTTATATACAAATGGCTTTACGCTGGAGGATTTACGCCCTGCTCAAGCTGGAGCCGACATAACTGCATTAAACACAGCTTCAGATGCTTATAAATTAGCTGGAACCACGGCTAGTGTTGTAAGAGACAATGCTTCAAATGGTGCTCAAGCAAATACCAAGATTCAGACCGATGTAGGCTCTGGAACGATTGAGAGTACTAGTGGTTCCCAAACAAAAGCCAATGCAGCACAGAGCAAGGCTGAATGGTATACAACTGTCAGAACTGGCTTGAATTTGATTACCGATGTTTTGGACTTATCTTTGCCTTCTCCTTATGTTTGGGAGGTAGGAGATACACCAGATGGAGTTCCAGGGCAATTGATTAAGAAGGAACATGTAGCTGGTGCAACAGTAAGCAATGCTAACCTTTTGTTCCCTTCTATAAAAATAGATCCAAATAAATCTTATTTGTATGAGGTTTGGGTAAAACCGATGGATACGAATTCTAGTTATTGGATAGGGCGAAGAGAATATCTTGCCGATAAGGTAACAGAAAATCAAAGCGGAAATGGTCCGAATATGGTTAATAATCGTACACCAACCACGGAAGATATTGGTGTCTGGAAGAAGCATTATGCGATTATTGCGCCTCATAATTCGGGTGTTGCTGACAGCCACGTAGTAACGAATTCTGAATTAACACCGGATACTGACTCTAAATTTTTCAATGGAAATACTGCTTATATTCGCCCAAAAGTGATTATTACGTATTCACCAAAGGATGCTACAAAAGGCTCTGTTATGTATGCGACGAAGTTTGTTCTAACAGAGATTTCAAGTGATGATGCCGTTTATGATGCGATGATATCTAGTGCCAATACAGCCGAGGAAAATGCTAAGAATCATGCCGATAGTGTAGCAGCCACGGTTGAACAAAACGCCAAAGATTACGCCTCTGATGCGAACAACATTACGTTGGGAACACTATCAGCCGAGCGCTTATATGGTGTTACGATTTCCGGTAAGAAAGCCTTTCTCGTGGATTTGGACGCAGGAAATATCACTACTGGTTTTCTTAGCTTTAATATGGCGAAAGGTGGAGTACTACGTCTTGGTAGTATTACTGATGGAAATGGTGTCTTACAGGTATTAAGTGATACTGAAACCGTCGTTGGAGAAATTAACGGTCTTACAGGAGCTTCCTTTTCTACTGTTACGGCTGGGGATGTTATTTCAGATAGTGTTGTAAAACGGCTAGTAGGAGATAGAAGTTTCTTTGTAGACCCATTAAATGGAGACGATAACAATGTCGGAACTAGTTGGACTTATCCATTAAGAACCATTCAAGAAGCGGTCAATCGCGTTCCTAAATACAACGAAGGGGTTATTACCATTCAATTACACTATAGTAACGCAACTAACGTTACTGAAGATGTGAAAATTGAAGGTTTTATGGGGAAAGGCTCGTGGGTTATTGACTTTCAGCGTACAACGAACACGCTAAATGGTTCAATTGCTATTTTACAATGTCAACAGGAAGTTACAATAAAACGCGGAAAGATGGTAGCAGCAGGGAATTATGGTTATTGTGTTTTTGCTCTTCAATCTGTCTCTTTTACTGTAGATAGCTGCATTATGTATTGTAAAGGCAGTATAGACTCTTACGGAGTATACGCAAATTCTTCATACGGTCGTGTATTAAGCACCAAAATTTACGATGCAAAACCAGCAGCCATTTGTTCAGGTTATGGTTCACGAGTCGAAGTTAGGGATTGCGATGGAAGTGGAAATAATCGCGGTTTATGGGTTCTTGGACCATCTATTATTTCTGGCCCGACAGATGGAACAGCGCCAGCAGGAACAGCGAATACATTTTCATCTGATGGCGGTCAAATTACATCAAGCTTCACATTTCCATCTTCTGTACCACCGGAAACGCCACCAGCACCAGATAAAACATTTACGTTTAAATCTACATCGAGTAAAAGTTGGAGGGATTCTGGTTGGAGAAGCGACAACTCATACGTCTACCAAGGCGAGTGGAGCGGTGGAGGAAATCACAGAGGGCTTTGGTTCTTCAATAGTGCTGATATTCGTTCAAAGCTTTCTGGATTAACAATCAAACGAGTACGTATTTCAGTTACAAGATTGTCTAAGGGTGGAAGTAGTTCAGCGCAAAAACCTACTTTCTGGCTGCATTCATACACTTCACCACCTAGCGGAATGCCTTTACTGGCTGCATCATTTACCAGCGCAACTTCTTTTGCATGGGGTGATCCGGCTAAGTGGGTTACTTTGCCGAACAATTACGGCTCGGATATTCGGGATAATTTGAGGCAAGGAATAGCCTTGTACAATTCAAGTGGCTCGCCATATATGCTGTTTGACGGCTCGGCTACTTTGGAGATTGTTGCAGGATCATAATAAAAAAATGGAGGTAACATTATGAAAATTATTCTTTTTAACTCTGAAAACCAAGTATTAGACATTTTTTTAGCCGAGGATATTCAAATTGAAGGCAATAACGTTTCTTTCGATGGGAACACATTAGGAGGCGTTCGTTCAAATTACATCATTGTTGACGACAATCAAACCGATGTTCAAATTGGTGGAAAGATTCCTGAACTGTTGAAAGAAAAAGATAAGAAATCACAGTTTTATAAGGTTGATAAAGAGGAAGTAGTTCAAGCAGATATTGACCAATTAAAACAGGACACCGCCTTACAATTAACGGCTATTGCAGACATCTACGAATTGCTTCTACAGCAAGGGATTGACCCAAGCATATTAACCAGCGATGGAGGTGCTAAGTAATGGTTATGATTTACGTTTTATTGGTGGAAAGAGGACTTCGTACACTTGAATCAGTACCAGCAAATTTACGTCCAGAAGTGGAAAGGGTGCTATTAGAACGCCAAAATGCCAATGCAGAGCAAACAGCCCAAGAAAGCGAGTGAGGCTATGATTAGCCGAATCCCTATAATAGAGCTGTTTTTGTCCATCATAAGTTTATGGTGGGCCTGTATATGCTTTGGGAATCCGCACCTCTTTGATAACCTGCCTAATCTCTATGTAGTATTCGCTGAAATATCGCAGGAAAAGGGATGGGGATGTATTTTTATATTGGCTGCTGCCATTAAAATATTTGGTATACTTCTGCAGAAAAAGTGGATGAGAAAACTCGGATTGACAATGAGTGCCTTTCTTTACGGCACTATTGCATCGGGGTTTATTTTGTCTGGTAATATTTTAGTGCATAGTACAGGTACCTACTTTGCATTGTCTGTGCTTGCTATTTGGGGAATACGCGAGGTGAATGAAAGTGATGCCTGATACAGTAGCCGTATTAAAAGAGCGTATCCGTAGGCTTGAATCTGATCTCCTTGAGATTAAGGGAGAAGTACGCTCCCAGGGGAATGAAATCGATGTTGTAGAGAAGGATAAAAATATTATTCTGTATCGCTTAGAACAGATTCAAAGACAGTTAGATAGCATAACAGCCACGCTTTCCAAGGATTCAGGATGGCGTGGTTTTTTTATAGATTTTATAAAGGCTGCTGCTCAAATAGCTGCACTTGTTGGAGCTGGGAAGTGGATTTTTTAGAATGTCGCAGTAAATGTCGCACGTTTCATTAGAGGTGGTTTTATGCGTATAAACGTGGTACGAGTCATTGATGGAGATACAATCGAGGGCGAGTTTTTCAAAAAGATATTAGAGGTGGAAGTGAGATTTAAAGTCCACTTTCGCTTTTTTGGTATTGATGCTCCAGAAAAAACAGGTGAAACAAAGCCTTTAGGTTTGGCTTCAATGGAGTATTTGAAACAACGAATTGAAGGAAAGAAAGTGAAAGTCAAGGTTCTTGATAAGGACAAATACGGAAGATGGCTAGCTTATGTCTTCTTTGAAGGCGTTAATATCAATGACGAATTGGTTGAAAAGGGTTATGCCATATATAGAACTTATTAAGAAAGGGTGAAATATGATGCAAAGTCGTAGCAATCAAAACGTATTAGGTATAGATGTAAGTCATCACAACGGAAAAGTAGACTGGAAAAAGGTTGCTCGTGATGGATATAAATTTGTCTATTTGAAGCTGACGGAAGGTAAGAGCTATGTAGATAAGACGACTTACAACAATTATATAGCTGCTAAAAATGCTGGGTTGCGTGTAGGTTTTTATCATTATGCTCATGTAACGAATAATCCAGTAGATGAAGTGAATTTCTTTCTTCAAAAGGTGGGAGATATGAAAGCCGATCTGCCACATTGCTTAGATTTAGAGGAAAGTAAAGGATTATCTAAATCAAAAGTTTCAGCCTTCGGTTTAAAGTGGATGGAATACCTGCAGCAGAAAACAGGCATTACACCTATCTTGTACACCGGATACTCTTTTATGGGTAACTTTACAAACACTATGGCAAAGTATCCATTGTGGGTAGCTCGTTATAGTGGCTCTGATCGTGTTAAAGGATTTAATAGTCCTGGCTCCTCTACAATTTGGAGAAGCTGGGCCATGTTTCAATTTACTGATTCCGGTAAAGTCAGTGGGATCAGCGGGAAAGTAGATATTAATGAAATGGATATTAATTTCTTTAAAC